TTTTGGCTTTGGTTCTGGCTCTTTTTCAACAAATACTTGTTTAGGCGCTGAAACCACAAAATGGCCGTCTTCATCTTTTTCAATTAAATCACCCTCATGAGCAATCACGTTTCCCATGTTGGTTCGGACAACCATAAACGTCCCACGTAGGCGAGCTTTCCCGTCTGTCCATTTTGTGATTACGTCTGCGTTTTCTTTTACGAATATTACTGATTCTTTCATATTTTGTCCTTTGTTATTTTATATATTCTTGATTATATATTTTTATATTTCAACTGAATTTATGGTCTTAAAATCTCACGCTTGGCACGTTTAATTAAACGATTGTTACTGTTTATATTAACGTGTAGTGGTTGACCTAACATCTATTGTTTAAATTTCATAGGATTTACACCATGGTTTTTTTCGTATTGTTTAAAGGCTAATTCAAAGGCCATATCTAAAAGCTCGTTTTTTTCTTCATTAGTAATGATTCTCTCTTTTTTACAATATTTGCATATATATTTTGTGTTATCTTTATTGTTTTCAAAAACGTGGTAATTGAATTTTTTTTTCATAACCTTCCTAATATAATAATATCAACCCAGTTTATTTGATCCCCAATCAATCCAAAAAAACAGGCATCAATCCACCCGTTCATAAATATTTCATCTTCACTTATAGAATAGTAAACCATCCCAACTCCTTTAATTTCCTTCGATTCGTGTTAATTCATTTGACACCACAGCTTTAATTGTCGGCTTGCCACGTTTTGAAACCAAGATATAGCCATGCTCTTCTAAAGCATCGTAAATATTTTCAAGCTCGTCACGTTCACGCGAAACTTTATCGCAAAGATATTCGCATCTTTTTTTCAACTCAATTATTTCATCAAAGCGTTCTTTTTCTCTTTTATCTACGTCAATATTTATATAACTCATCCCAACTCCTTCAAAGCTCTTTGGCTTTACACGTCACCTTCAAAAAATTCCAATTCCATATTAGCTTCGGTTGTAGAATTACAATCGGAACATTCAAATTCAAAACCAAAACCTTCATCTAAATTGATAGGCTCTTTATCTAACTTTACATAAAGATGTTCGATTTTTGTTTCGCAATAAGTACAGTTTATAAAAAATAGAATTTCTGTTTTCATCCCTCAATTTCCTTCAAGCGATCTAAGGCTTGCTTGGCTTTATTAAAGCTATTCCAATTTGGATTTACAGGATTTTCTAAAATAGAAAAAGTTTCTTCATAACCCTGCCCCTTACCATTCCCCTGTCAATGACCATGACAATGACCCTGACCCTGACCATGACCCTGATCGTGACCATGACCCTGACCATGATCGTGACCGTGACCCTGATCGTAACCATGCCTCTGACCCTGACCGTGACCCTGATTGTAACCATGCCTCTGACCCTGATCGTGACCATGACCATGATCGTGACCCTGACCCTGATCGTGACCGTGCCCTATTTCTTGAACTTTTCGGACTAAACATTTTTACTTAGTCCAAAACTTTCAATTAAAGCAGTTTGCAGATACCATTCGTCTTGGTGCAGCTTTTGTAAATCAGAAAAACTGTTATCCGACCACTTCCCTGTATCATAAACAATTCCAGCATTACTTAATTTAATACAAGATTTGTTTACACCCACTAAAATACCTTCATAAAAATATGCAGCACATAAGATAAGCACACGCTTGCCTAGTAATTTTTCTAAGCCTTCTTCTAAATTTTCAACTACTATTGTTTTCATTTCACTCCTTCATTTCTGTTAATTGGTTTGTCTGGATTGTCCTTCATGTATTTAATCACAAACTAACTTAGCTCGGATTTTATCTGGCATCTCGGTCTTAGCCTTGGTCATTTTATCACTCATACGCTTTTATATTTTTTAAATAATCATTTTTGTACCAATAAGCATGATCTTTTAAAGCATCAAATACTGTTATTTTTTCTATTTTTTCGTCAGTCAATACCCGCTCTGCTCTGAATGTCGTCACTCTTTTTGGCATTGTAGTTTTACCTAATAAGAAATCCATACCTTCGTTCGTAAGAGACCAAACCCCAGGTTCTGGGCTTGTAATTAAATACCAATATCTTAGCTTTTGAAAATTATTTTTCTGATTGAATGTTAAATCTAAATCAGAAAACAAAGATGTTCCGCCAGCCTTTTCGAGAAGTATCAATCCCTTGACCATACCTGCGTTTAGCGAATGGTTATAACTAACAACGCTTGCTCCGCAGTGAGCGCAACATTCTTTAGTCTTCATAAACTTTAAGCCCACTCGTCAATGGCAACCAAAATTCTTCATCTAAATCATTTACGATTTTACCGTCCTCACGGATATAAATATATTTCATTCCAATCCAATGGATTTTATATAATTTTTTACCAGCTAATAATTCGATCATGGCTTGTTTGGGCGTCATGGATTTTTCTTCTCCGTAACAGTTAGTCTATATGAAACCGTTGGTTTCTTTTTATATTTTTCAACATCTATTTTGTAATCCTCGATCATTTTTTTGTAATCTATTCCTTGGGTCGTAGATTGCGAATATGTAAAACCCCACTTCTGGGTTTGTACCTTACCACCAAGTGGCTCTAAATATTTTTTGATTTGATCGTCAATTACAGTTTTTTGCTCGGCTAAAATGTCGATTTCAGCTTTGATTTTTTTACTTCTGTCACCTAAGGATTCTAAATCCGTAAAATCTTTATTAGCCAAAACGTCTTCTCGAAATTTCATCAAATTTGGCATTAGTTTTGTTTCTATATATTCAGCGTCCCTGAAAACTTCGATAATATGGCGTTTAAATGTTTCTGGAATTAGTTTGTCCATAAATTTCTTTTCATACTGCACTAAAAGCAAATATGTTTTTTTCATTTTTGGATTTACTAAAAATTGATGCTGTAGCTGAGGGTAAAATTTCATAGGAGCGACATTACTTCTCACAGCATCATCAAACACTTGTTTACCGATCATTTTACATTCCCAAGATTCTGTTTCGTCCATCGTCAGGCCATCAAACGAGGCCATTAGCCAATCGATTTCTGGGTGAGTCACAATCGCTGGCATAAACTTCTTGTCTTGCAAAAACTCGAACCTAGGTCTTTCTAGGGCCTCGACCGAATGGCCAAGGTTAGCAATTGGATTAGATTTCTGGGGAGGCAATTTTTCAAAAACAGTAGTTTTCTGTAAAAGCAAATCAGCCTTGCTCATATACTCGGATACACCCATTATGATGTTTGAATCCGAGGCTCCTATTTTGCCATGGCGTAATTTCAGCCAATCTTCAGTATTTTGGTCCATCTAAAAAGGTACCTTTTCAGCATGGTTAAATAATTCAGGTTCTTTTGCTGGCATTTCAGAAATGACTTTTTTAAATGCACCACTTAATTTCATCGCAGCAAATTTTTCTTTCAACGCATCCTTAGACGCTTTCTTGATTCCCTGCACTCCGCCTGTATGCTCTTTATCGTTTACCCACTCAATATACTGATAGCCTTTATCGTTGATCGAAATTGTTAAAAAATATTCTCTATCCGTTGATAAGCCCGTTCCTTCGGCCAAAACAATTGGGTCGTCTCCAGTGAAACCCATAGCCACAAGGGATTTGATCGTTTTATCATTCGGCTTGCCATCTCTCGTTAAAAACAATCCGTCCCACTTCATGGTTTCGTACTTAACGTCATCATCTTTTTCGATGAGCTGAAAATTAACAACAACCTTTGGGATATCACCAAGTTTCTCTACGATTTCGATTCCATAATCATTTATTACGCCTTTTGCTTTCATATTTTACTTTCCTTCCAAGTAGGTTTTAATTTCTTTTAATTTTTCATTATTGTTTTTATGTTTTGGTATTTCAGACAATGCTTTTTTTCTTATCTCTGCATCGTTTACTTTATCTGCAATTGCTAGAACGTCCTTATATAATTCACCGTCAGATACTGGTCTTGAAAAATAACCTTGTAATGTTTCAAACATTCCAGATTCTTCTAATTTTATTTTTGCTGGCATTTTTACTCTAGCCTTAGCATCGAATGATTTGCCATCAGAAAATAAAAACCGACCTGTTTCTGTAGCTCTTGCGTCCTTGCCAGTACCTACGACAAAAATATCTTTCTTTAAATAGAATGTGCCATCAACGTACTCCATCCACATCTTGGAAACTTTTTCGTGCATTTTTAATGTCTCTCTTAAATAAGGAACCTCGATATCTGCGTCGTGGTGCATATACTGTTTTGGATGCCCGATTAAAACCAAATGCTTTGTTTCGTTGATTTCATCTAGTTTTTCACGAATATCCTCGTGAGCTTTTTTTGAAATCTCAACCCATGCGCCATAGCCATTAGCCGCTTTTGTAATATCATCCGTTTTGTATTTTGTTAAAATAGATTTGTGCACTAAGGTTTCTAACCAATCCACAGAATCTATTATCACAGTTTCATAATCATCACGCTTGGCAATTTCAGTTAGGTTCGCATTAAATTGCTCCAAAGTTTTCATCCTAGCATATCTGTGGACAAGGCCATCAATACGACGTCCACCGCCCTCGATATCAACCAATATTGGTTTAGGGAATTGTGCTGCTGTGGTTGTTTTACCAATCCCTTCCTTTCCGTAAAAAATAACTCTTAATGGAATTTCATTCATAATCTTAGTATCCTTGTCCTGTTAAATATTGATCGAGCATTGCGTACTGTCTTTTTGGTATTTTTTTATTGTTAATCCATTTGTAGGACGTCATGGGACTTGTGTAGCCTAAATTATTACTTACGGTTTCGTAACTAAAACCTTTTTCGTTTTTTAATTTCTTTAGCCTTCGTGCTAAACTCGCTTTTGTCATTGAACATCCTTATCTTTTTATATATCTATTTAATAGATGGATAATTTACGACAATATCAAATCGAAGCAATCGATGGCGTGATGCAAAATAAAAGAAATTTAATTCACCTAGATACTGGGTCTGGAAAGAGTGTCATCTTTAAGCATATAATCTTACACGCCCTTAAAAATGGTCAAAAAGTATTGTTTCTAGTAGCACGACAAAATGTTATTACGCAGGCATACGAAAAGCATTTCGGAGATATACAAAACAAGTCGCTTATGATGGGTGCAAATAAATATGAATTATCTGATTTGCTTTGTGCCTCGATTGATACGCTAACAAGGCGTAAGCATGTCCATGATGAAATTGTAAATAAATACGACCTAATTATCGTGGATGAGTGTCATGATTGCACGGCTAATAAATACACCTCGTTTTTGGATTTGATTCCTCAAGATAAAACTTGCATCGGGTTTTCGGCTACTCCCTATCGGGTTGGTAAAAAAGCACATACCTTTTGGGATTTAGTTATTCATCCAATAAATACTTTGGATTTAATTAAGCAGGGACATTTAGTATTTCCCGAAATTTATTCGGCTGAAATAAAAATGAAGTCGGATGTAAAAACAATAGGTGGTGATTTTAATAATAAAGATTTGTTTAAACAAAATGATTCCATGGCTGTTTATGGAGACATTATAAAGGAATATAAAAAATATGGTAAAAACAAAAAAGCATTTTGCTTCGCCATCAATATTGAGCACTCTAAAAAAATAGCGGAAGAGTTTTCAAAAAATAATATCTATGCTGTACACGTTGATTCAAACGACCCACCTGAATATAGGTCCGAAGTGCTATGGGAATTTGAAAACGGCCTAATTCAAATTCTATGTAATGTTAATATTTTTTCAACAGGCACGGATATTCCTTGTGCTGAAGTCGGTATCATGGCCCGTCCTACGAAATCCTTGATATTATGGAAACAGCAAATAGGGCGGCTCCTTAGGCCATACAAGGATAAAAAATCTGCGATTATTTTAGATCACGGTGGCAATACGTTTCGCCTAGGTCATCCAATAAACGATTTCCCTGCTGAGATAGATCAAGATCAATTAAAAAAACCAACTGAAATATCTATGAAGGTTTATCAATGTGGTTCTTGCTTTTATGTTTTTGGATTGAACACAAATGTATGTCCCCAGTGTGGGGCTGAAAATGAAATTAAAATTCGATTGATAAAAGAAGAAAAAGAAAAACAATTAAAAAAATTCGATTTAAATGAAAAAAAGAAAAAAGAAAAATCCGAGGACGATGAGTATGAAAAAGTTAGGCGGGTATATTTTAAGCCGAGCAGGGAAAGCGAACCTCTGTTTTTATTAAGAGATAGAATTTTTGATAATGCAAAAGCATATAAATACAAAAAATGGTCCATACTTTTTAAAACTTATGAATTAGAGAAAGAGCGTAACGCAATCGGCCTTACCATAAAATACCCTAAATGGTTTTTGGATATACAATCTAAAAATGAACAATTACCTCCAGCATCAGAATCTAATAGCGAAGACTTTACCTATCCTCCAAAATGAGTTCCCAAAATTACGCATGTTCCCACGCCATGTCGGCCTGTTTTATAACGTTCGAGGCGAGCCAATCCAGATCAATAAAAAAGGAATGTACGACTACTGGGCGTTATACCCTATGGCAAAAGGTGCATTACACATTGAAATGGAATTCAAAACGGGCAATGCTAAGAGATCGAAAAATCAGATTATCTGGGGGGATTTTTTAAATTCAATGAATTGTCATAATTTCGTGATCAACGAGACCAATGTAAATGATGTCATTCAGAAAATAAAAAACCTAGTCGCCATAAACGACTAGGTTAAAAAAGAACGCCTCCGAGTATCGCAACAACAAAGGAATAACTCTTAATGAAAACTATATTAGACTTAAATTCAGAAATCAAACACAACCTTGGCGACGCACCAAATACAATTCTACTCAACGAATCATGGGAGCGATTTCAAGTCGGTAAATCCAAAAAAGCAGGATGGCTCGTTGGTAAAACATGGTCGCACAATAATAAAGAGTTCTGGGCGGCCACCTACGGGTCTTGGAATTTAGGAATAGAAAGATTTAGATTTTTATCTTGGGATAAGGACGAGGAGCGCAAAAACCCAGGTTTAAAAAAAGAACTGGAATTGTTAAATAAAAAAGCAGACGCTGAGATCAAAAAAGAGCAGGTCGCTAATAAAAAAAGAATCCTTGATAAATTCCAGTCTTTTAAACCTCTAGAATCTGCAGACAATCGATATTTAGCTAAAAAAATGGTTACATCTTACCAAGGTCTGTATTCGGATTCAGTAAATAATCTTATCGTCCCGATTTACGAATCGTTCGATAAAAAAATAGCTGGGTATCAAACGGTATTCACTACGCATAAATCCTTCCCTTCTGGGCAAAAAGTTCAAGGCAATTTTTTTTATTATGGTGATGTTCAATCCGCTGATTTTGTATATCTGTGCGAGGGCATCGCTACGGCTGCGACGATTTTTGAGGTTACAAAAATTCCTACGATATCCTGCTTCCAAGCCAATAATATGCCTCATGTGATCAAACGAATTAAAAATGAATTACGTGGTAAAAACGTGGTTATCGCTTGCGACAACGACCCAATGTCAAAAATGGGAACAAAAGCTGGAATTGATTTCGCCATGCGTGCAAAATCCAAGTTTGGCAATGCTGTCATTATCCAACCTGATTTCGGTTCTGAAATTACGGCTTTTACGGATTACAATGATTTGTTCGTATCCAAAGGTTTTGATGAAACTCACCGACAATTAGAATTTGACCCCTCCGATTTTGTAACCGTGGATTTCTTAGGCCGAAATCGTAATGGCGTTTATTTCTTTTACTCTAGCCGTGAAAAAACATTACGAGAAGCTACGTTCGAAAAAATCAGGGCTGGGGTTTTGTGCGATATTGCAAAGGATAATTGGTGGGCACAACGGTTCGTCCCTATTTACTTGAAAGATAAAGAATCGGGCGAGATGGTCAGGACCGAGCGAACGAATTGGAAAGCTACGGCTGAATTGATCGCTGAAAAACAGCAGGCCATCGGATTTTACGACCCTTCGAATATCCGTGGCATGGGCTCCTGGGTCGACGGTAAACACCATGTGCTAAATCTTGGCGATCGAATCTTGGTAAATGACGTCGAGGAATCCTTCGGTCGATCAAAAAATTTGCGTAAATTCTATACTCCGTCCGATCGCACGCTTGTATATACGGATTCATATACAGATAATTTTTTGCCAATTAAAAAAGCAATTGATTTAATTGATTTCAAATCCGAGCGTGATCGAATTATCTGCTTAGGGTATTTAGCTTTTGCCCAGATATTTAGCACGCAGAAATGGCGTCCGCATTTATGGATTAGGGCCGATCGAGGCTCGGGTAAATCTAGCCTATTAGGTCTTTTGAATGATTTAATTCAGAACTCGATGATAATCCAGGATTCAACGGCTGCAGGCGTTAGGCAGGCCGTAGCGAGCGACTCATGTGTATGCCTGGTCGACGAGGCCGAGGGCGAGCAATACCGAACCAAACAATTATTAGAAATTGCCCGACATTCATCCAGTGGTGCAAACTCCAGCGTTTTACGTGGGACCACAACGGGCGAGGTGATTAGATTTAAACCCGAATTGTCTTTTGTATTTGCATCTATTCGGTCACCCGATTTAACCCCAGCTGATGAATCCAGAATTATTGATATATTTTTAAGCAAAAATGGTGAATCATGCCAATCCAGAAATCAGGAAAGGGTGGCCGCTTTTTACGATGCCCAGAAATTAAGCCATGATTTATTCACCTATGTGAATAAAAACCTCGAGATATTTAACATAGGCCGTGAAACAATCCACAAAGGGCTAATGAATGAGGGTCAGGACGCTAGATTCGCCGACCAGTACGCTCCAATCTTGGCTGGATATATGTTGCTCTACCCCGACTCGGATTTGCTAGAAACGGCCAGTGTGGTTTTTTCGGATATGAACAATGAAGAAGATCAAAAAACGGATAGCGAAGATTTTTATGATATTCTTATGCAAACAATGATTAAAGTGGATAAAACTGAATGGTCTTTAGGCATGGCCCTAAATAATTACAGAGACAATCCAACTTTAGAATATATGAAAAAGGCCTTATCGGAACATGGTATTCATTATTTGCCTAACATTAGGGCTTTTTGTTTTTCAAAAAACAACCATTTAAAAAATGTAATAGCTCGCCAATCGAATTATAAGAATTATTGGTCTGCTTTTAAAACCAACCCTAAGTTTGAATATAAAAACAACGGAAAAGCGGGTAAATCATGGCGATTATCCTCATTTACCTATTGAAAAGGTAAATTTACCTCTTTGTTTACCTTAGATTTTCCTAGGTTTCCGTAGTAATATCATATAGTTACGACGGATTTACCTATTTACCTAGGTTTTCACAAAACACCTATACATATTTATGTTTATTGATATACCCATAGATATGTCTATTATTATTATTATATATATATATTATTAGTAAGTAAGGTAAGTAAGGTAATAAGAGAATAAAAGCTAATGATATCAAATACTTGATGCGCTGCGTTTATTTACCTTTTATTTACCTATTTACCTTTTTGTATCATTATGCTGCATTCTTAATCATTATGCTTGATTTTTGTGATAATATATATTACTATATATATATATACCCATAGGAGGGATTATGTTTGAATTTCTAGGATTTTTACTAGGCACTTTGTTTCAAATTATATTTTATGTGGTGGTTTTTAAAATCGCTGTGTATTTTTACTATTTATTTTAACCAAAAAAGGACATTCAATGAAAACCCTAATCGACATCGATGATAAATTGAAGACTAAATTTAAATTATTATGCGTAAAAAAGAACATTTCGATGAAACAAGCCATTGAACAACTTATTAAGGAGTATCTAGATGAAAACAAAAGCTCAAAAACTGCACGATCTAGCAACCCACCCATACTATGGTCCAATCGTTAAAAAAATACCTGCAGATATTATCAAGGTAATGTTCATATTTCTGGCATGGCATGAGGATACCGACGATGAGGAATACGCCACTATGATTCTACGAAATGATTACCCCGTGGGGATGCAACCGAAAAAAGATTGCCATTTGATCAATGAAATTTTGCTAATATGTAAATAATTACTTTTGTCTAGGGTACTCTTTTTTAAAATAGGGTGCCTTGACGTGCTGTGTCTGTTTAATATGTTTGGGTTTTAAAGGTCGGTTTGACTTTACGGAGTTCATGGATAAATTTTAGGTATGAGCTTAGAAAAGAATGATAAAATTAAGTGGACAGATATTACAAAATTAACACCCAACCCCAAAAACACAAACAAACACACAAAAAATCAAATCGAAAGACTTGCAAAAATAATAAGCTATCAAGGTTTTCGATCGCCAATTGTGGTGTCAAATTTGTCTGGTCTTGTGGTGGCTGGACACGCACGGCTGGACGCTGCAAAAAAACTAGGGTTGACGAAAGTGCCAGTTTCTTTTCAAGACTTCACAGACCTTGATCAAGAGTTTGCACATTTAAATGCAGACAATGCAATTGCATCGTGGGC